TGCTTGGACAGGAGTGATGCGTGGGAGATGTGGCTGGCGTGGTCAGGACCCTGGCAGGCGATCAGGCCTACGAAGAAGATGGCCCGGTTAGTGCCAGGGGTTGCCACGGTCAGCGTCAGCGAGATGGAGTTGATCCCGGAAGGCAGAGCCGCCCCGCCGTTGGTGAGCAACTGGGTCAGCGCCGAACTGCGGTACGTGGCTGCCAGCGGCAAGGCCAGGACCACGACATCGCCAGTCGAGTCGGAGCAGAGGTTCAGTGTGATGTCGCTCAGGACGCTGGGGTAGGTGTCTGAGTCCGAACGCAAAGCCAGGCTGAGGTGCGTGTACGCGGACAGGTCCATCGTACTGCCCAGGGCCAGGTGCGCGATCTTCCCAGACTTGCCGGAGGTGGTGCAGCGGATCAGGTTGCACTGTGTCGAGACAACCGGGGAGGCGTTGAAGTCCCCCGTGATCGTCACGTTGGTTGTGCCGGTCATCAGGGTGGTGCCGTCAGTCAGCACCGCGAATGGCGGGGACGATAGGGTGACCCAGTCCTGGTTGTCCACCCACGCGGCGTTGCCCAGGTTCTGCTTGGCGCGACTGGACATAAGGCGGAACTCATCGTTGAGCCCCACGGTGATGGCGTTGGTGTTCTTGAACGTCCTCCAGCGGTTCGCAAACGACAGACCATTGTTCGCGTCGTTACCGCCCTCGGGGTCGATGTAGTAGGTAGTCATGCGGATTTCCTCAAGCCGAGAAGGGATACCGCCAGACCTGCGAAGGTGGCATCAGCGGTGGCCGGGCCTACAAAGGACAGTTCGTCGGAGGTGATCAGTGCAATGGCTGAAGCAGCCGCCAGGGTGCCCACGGTTACACCTGCCGAGAAGGTGATAGTCGCCACTTCGGTGCCGTTCTTACGGACGGAGATAACCGTGGTCGCTGTAGGAGCTGTCTGGGCCGTAGCACGCGATCCTGTGAGCCCCGCTGGCAGATCTAGCAGTACGGTCGGCAGCAGTACGGCGATGAGTTGGGCGTCCGTCAGAACCCCGCCCGCGTAGAAGCTGATTGCAGCAGGCGAGTCCGCTGCCCAGGTGGCACCGTTGAACTTGTACGGCGCTTTCTTGGTGGCGACGAAGATGCTGAAGTTAGCAGCCGGGGTCAGGAAGTCCCACGCAAACGTCTCCGCACCGGCAGCGTCGATCAGGACGGTGTACAACGCCAGCTTGTTCGGCTGCGAACCTGCGTCTGCGGCCATCAGGTACAAGTTGCCTGCGGACAAGCCGGTGGTAGGCAGGGTGCTGACCACGTCGAGGACCACCCGCCCGGCGAGCGCGTCCATCCATTGCCAGTTCGCGTCAACGCCTGTAGCCGCCCAGTTGTCCTCGTACGGGATCCAGCCGAAGCGCAGCCCCGCGTTACTCAATCGTCTGATACTCATCGCCCTCTCCTATGTCTGTTCTAGCCGTGTAATGGTCGGAGGTTACCACGGGGCAGCCTCCGTGCCACGGGCGATTAGGTCAACGCACCTACGAAGGTGAAGTACAGACCCTTGAGTGTTGCGTCCGGTGTTGCGAGCGCTTCCACCCGCAACAGGTCACCCGCTGCGAACGTCACGGCAGACGCAAAGGTGAAGGTGACGGCCACGCTGCCTGCCGTGAAGTTCATGGTCCCGATCTGCGTTGCGTTTTTGTAGATCTTGTAGGAGACCGTACCTGTGGGTTGGTACTGCACCCCGGCGCGAGACCCCGTGAGCGATGCGGGCAGAGTGCACCCTCGGGTGAACACGTAGTTCCACCGCTTGTCATAGTCGGGCGTGCCCTGCATCTCCCCATAGATGTCTACAGGTCGGCCAGCCAACACGCCGGTCTTGATCTGCAAACCGGTCATGGCTACGTCCACCCCGCCCTGGCATACCCAGACTATGTCGGTGTCCTGGAGGTTCAACGGTGCCGGGTCGCTGACAAGCAGCGCCGGGAGAGTTGTGTTCGTCATGTTTATGCTCCTTCAGTCAGGTAGTAGCCGGATACGGTGGTCATGAACTCGCCGGTCACGGTAGTCATGTAAGGGGTGTCGCTGCCAAGCACTACTGCGTATTTCTGGTGGCTCTCCAGGCCGCCCCGTACGGAAGAGACCTCCACGCGAATGACCCCGACGTAACCTGGAGTCAGTACCTGGCTTGTGCCTGTGATCCCGGTGTACTCCTCAAGGAGCGCGTTGGTGTCCTGGCGGTAGGTGCGGACGGTAGTGGTCTGGCCTGCCTCGGGCGTGATATCGGCGACGTGGAAGTCCTGCACTACGTCGGCCTGGGTGATCCTGTTCCGCCGCGCCCAAGTCAGTGTGTCTCCCGATGCAATTGATTGCACGAGGAAAATGTCCTCCCCTCCTACCTGCACTTTGCCTGGAGGATAAGGCCTGCCGAACCGCCCGACCATGGTCAGCGTCAGCTCCTGGGCCAGGGTTGGACTGAGCACTCCGGTCGCGGAGTTGGACAGGACCTTGCCATCCACCTGCTCGCCCAGCGTGAACTCTTTGGTTGAGAACGTCTCGCCAGTCTCGTAGAACCACATGCGGGCCAGGCGGGCATGCTCTGCCGGTACGGTATCGAGGCAGCCCCTGGCAATCGTCAAGGTCTTGGCCACCGTGTCCATCGCGGTCACCTGGACCTCTTCATCGTCGATCAGCGCCATCAGCCCTACGGTTACCGCACTCAGGTCTACGGTGGTGAAGGTGATCACTTCATCCAGCGGTGACAGGGTGCGAGGCAGCAGGACCGACGCGCACCATTCTCCGGGTACGTCATCTTCTGGCAGGTAGTCCGGTGCAGAGTGCGACTTGTAGATCAGGTCGTAGCTCGGGTTGTTGAAGTTAGGACGCACAGCCGCCGCCCCGAGGAACGCCACGTCATCGGTGAGTAAGTCGAAGTTGGCCTTGTCGGTGTTCTGGTAGAGCGAGCGGTACGGTACTTCGAGCAGCCGCTGGTCCACGGGCAGCGCAGGGGCTGCACTCGGTAAGTCAGGCTGCGCAGCTTCCTCGCCCACGTACGCGGTGTCCGGCAGGCCGAATACATCAGTCAGGCAGGACAGCGTGATGGTGCCGCTGACGAAGTCCTCGTTGGTGACGGTGACGGATCGCATGATCATCGACTCGATACCGCTCTCTGGGTCCGAGAGGATGAAAGGCACGCCTGGCTCCAACGGGTAGCCTCGACGGTCCATGGTCACCTTCAGCCTCCGCAGATCCCCTGTGTTGGACTTTACGTCTCGCGCAGCCACCCGGACAGCGATGTTACGGTCTGCGATGCCGAGGTACTCGGTGGTGGTGGAGTTCACCCCGCCGTCCGACATGATGCTGCCCAGGTTCTGGTAGCGGACAGACGCCACGTCCCCGGTCAGCGCGGAGCGGTACTTGACCACTACCTCGTTGAACCCGGCTTCAGACCCAGAGGATTCGTCAGACTCGATACTCAGGATGCCTCGGCCGTCGCGGGCAAACACGGGCAGGTCTTCTACGACGTAATCGTTTCGGAGCAGGCGCAGTGTGAGGAGCCCAGTGGTGCGGCTAACGTACTGCATGCCGCCGATGGTACTGATGATCTCTGCGACCAGGTCGTCCAGGCTGCTCTGCCGGTTCCAGCGCATGCACATACCGAAGCCTTCGCAGTACAGGTTGTCCGCCGCAACCTTGTATAGGTTCAGGTCTATCTGATCTACCGGCATGCCACGGCCCCACTCCCGGTTGGTGGCGATCTCCATAAGCATGTGCGCGGGGTTCATCGAGCAAACCAGGCGGCGACCCAACTGGGCATCGGCTTGCAGTTCCGCGAGCTTGGCGTAATAGAGCAACTGCCACTCGGCCGGTGTGTAGTCGGCAGGGTCACCGATGAACCCAACGTCGACCGTGGGTGCATCCAGGGTGGATACGTTGTCCAGGAAGTAGATGGCCGCCCGCTCTGGATACCAGGGCTCTTGGTCCCACCCGGCTGTGGTCCGGCGTACGCGCATCTTCCACTCTTTAGGGTACGGGTTCATCGCGCAGATGAGTCCGTCGTACACCATGACTGCTACGCCGCGCATGGCGGAGACCAGCGGCCCGCGCATGCTCACGACGCGAGCGTTCTGCCCCTGGGTCTTCTCCCCCATGCAGAGGTCGAATGAGCCCTCAATGCCGCCCTCGCCCTTGTCACCGTTGAACAGGTTGCCCGCGTGGATTGCGTAGTTACCGGACGCTGACGCGCTGCCGTACCACGCGAGCTTGCCGCCTACGCGGATCTCTACCAGCTCGTTAATCGGGCCACGGCCCAGGCCCATCACCATGGTGAAGTAGTATCGGAAGCCTAGAGTTGTACTGTTACTACCGCCCATTTTGTTTCTCCTTGATGGCTACCTGGGCCAATTGGATGGCCAGCGCATCCCCAGTGGCTATTAGTTTGTCTGCGGTAACACCGTGTTGTAGGAAGTGGAACCAGTCGAACCCTAAATGGGCTGCGAGTTGTCGGGCACCCCTGGAACAAAAAAGGCCACGTATGTGGCGTATCTCGACCAGTACATCAGAGTGATCGTCCACTTCATCACCTCACTTTTTACCACTCTTCGATTTAACCTTGGTGGTGCGGTAGTTACCGTAGTCCAGGACCATCCAGTCCTCGGTCCAGCAGTCTCCCCAAAACACGCACTGTGGGGTGCCTTCGTCGTACTGCGGGAACTCGAAGTCCTCAATCGCCGCAGGCTTCGGCTTCTTTGGCTTGGTAGCCATGGCCTGCCCAACGAAGTAACTGACAATCAAAACCGCTACGTAATAGAGAACGGTTGGCATGGTGCATTCCTCAGTTGAATACCGGTGTCCCGTCGAAAGGTGATGTGCCTCTCATGTACTCGAAGCCTCCGAAGTTCAGATGGTTGCCGAACTTGGTATTACAGGTGGCTTTGGTGTGAGCGCAGCCTGGGTAGAAGGTCACGGGGTCTCCTACGTTCAGCCCGCCCGTGCTGCCTACCACGGTAACCTGGGAACCTGTGTGGCTCTCGATACCCCTGCGCTGGAAAATCCCAGTGGCAATCTCCCATTCGCAGTACCCGCCCGCGAACCAGCCGTCCGTGAATGCGTCCAGCGCAGCAGCCTGGAGGACCACGCCTGTGGCCAGCAGCGTGCCGTGTACCGCGTAGAGCGAACGGTCTACCCGGCATTGCTCGTCGTACAGCGTATGAGGGCAGCCCCGTTCCCAGGACAACCGAAGACCGGAGCGGGAGAAGCCTACCGCCAGGTCCTGACAATTCAGTCTCGATGCGCCGTTGTCGCCAGCGGATCTGCCTGCCACGGAACCCTTCCAGTACAAACGGCCGCGATCCGCACTGTCTACGTCGAAAACCCAGATAGTGATGTACATCCGGTCACTGGGCGTGTTCGTCACGTAGAGCTGCGCGATGTCCGAGTCGCTGGGCACGGTGATGGCCAGGTCGTTATCGCTGGCTATCGCGTTTTGCAGCACCCCTGTTTCGCTGATGCCGGGGAGGGCTACGTACAGGTTGCCGTTGAAGGTGATGTCCTGGTCCGCCCGCGCATACCGCCAATGGATGGAGCCACGGTTGAAGTCGAAGAGCTGTACCGGCCGCCCCTCGTAGTTTGTCATCTCGGCGTAGCTGGAAGGTAAAGGCATAGCTACCGCTCCTATCGTGCGTAAATTTCTACTTTGATCCCGTCGACCGCCACCGGAACCAGGTTCCAGGCACCATCCCACGGATCTGGGTGGAAGGTGGTCTGTCCGTCAGCTTCTCGGTTGTACATCTCCCGGAAGACGACGAGGTTTGCGGTGTAGTCAGCATCCCCAGCCAGGGCATGGTACTCGTCCGCCTTGGCGGTCACCGCGAAGTTCTCGATGGTGATGTCCATGGTGCGCAAAAGAACACTGGAAAGAGAGTCGTACACTAGCACCCGGATCTCGGTCGGCCAAGCGTCGGGAGTAAGCAGCGCTATCTGGGAGTAGTGAAACCACTGCACCCAGGTTGGGTCCTCGATACCACTTGTAGGAGCAGACAGGCGCTGGTGGTTCTCCTCGAACTGTAGAGGTATGCACCCGCAGTTGCGGTACACCCCGTTAGTGCTGAGCGGTGCGCCCACCATGCGGTAGTAGATACCCTGCTGCGAGGCCAGCGAAGTGGGCCAGGTGCCTGGGTCTACTCCCTGAAGTCTCTCGACCACCCCGGCTGTGTACAGCGTGGCCGCCCCTCGCGTTTGGTTAGGGTAGGTCCGCTCTTCCTCTACCGACCACATGGATTGCATGCAGAAGGCGCCCAGCATGCCGCCCTCGCAGGTGGCTGGCACCGTCGCCAGCTTGGCCATAGGCAGCCAGCGGCGAGGGTGACAGGCCATGAGTAGCTCTGTGTCGTGGGTGTAGACCTCGAAGTCCTTCTGCGCCCGCTGCTTCACGTAGTACTCCTGGAAGGCAGCATCGCTGAGGCTGGCAGCGTACGCGGCAACGCTAGGCGACAGGTTGTCTGAGATCCACTGCTGCCCCTCTACGCGGGTATGGGACCAGTACAACACTTTCTGCGCTTCGTAGAAGGCACTGTCCGCTGCTTGGTCGTAGACCCACCCGGCATGTGCCGTCCAGTAGTCCCTGTTCGCCACGTCCGCTGCCAGGTAGAGGTCGTTGTCCGTAATCTCAGTGTCATACCAGGAGACGAAGGTCTGCGAGTACGCCAGCTTGTAGCGCATGTACGCACCCTTGGCCGTTGTCAGGCAGGCTTCTGCGGACCACGAGAAGCTGGGGAGGCCGAAGTTCAGGAAGTCGTCCACCCGCGTCATACCTTCGCAAGTCTTAGGGCATGATGCAGGCGAGGACGGGATCTTGGCAGTCCACGGCAGGTACTGGCGCAAGTCGGGCGAAGCGCGGAACGTTGTCACTACCTTGGTCAGGCCTTCGATGTCCGTGACATGGTTGATCTCTACGGTGTCCTGTGCCAGCCGATTGACCGCCATGAAGCTGATCTTGTAGATGTCCTCCAGGTTCAGCGCCTGCGGCAGGGCCTCCGACAGTTCAAGCCGCTCGAAGCCAGCCCCGACTACCGCGCTTACTACCCTGCGGAAGATCCAGGAGTTGTCGTTGAGGTTGATCGCCAGTACCTGGCGGCCGATGCCTCCGCCCAGCTCGACGAAGCCAATGTCCTGAACGTCCACGTACATCGCACCCGAGGCGGCCGGTGCAATCAATTGCACGTCGTCGTTGAACGTAGGCACCCACAACGGGCGCACCTTACCGCGCAGCCAGTACAACAGCGTGCGGAGGTTGGCGGCATCTTCTCG